TTTTGCAGTTCTAGATAGTTGTCGTAAATTGATTGAAGTTGTTCCTGAACGATTTCAGAATTAAAAAAGCTCATACCTTTTCTCTAACAGTCTTTAATATGATTGACTTATATTCTTTACAATCAATGCTTAGAAAGGGAGCATACTTTATTACTTGAGTTTTAACTTGTTTCCAAACTGGATCTGTTAACGTTTTATCTAATCGTTTAACATATCCTAAACATGTATCAAAAATAATTAAGGTTTCTACACTTATCTCTTTCCTCAAATAGGATGTAAGAATAATTGGATGACGACCCTTTGAACAAGTAAACAAACCGTCAAAGTTGTCTTCGTAAGGAGATTCAATATTGTCTAGTAAGACAGACAATTCCTCTCTAAAAATATATAGGAAACTCTGTTGTTTCTTTTTCCATTCTCGATAGGTTGTTTCTCCTAATGGTCGAATGATTTCTTTAATGTATCCTTTGTTATCACTTACAAAGTTTGATACGAAATACTCTTCTATTCTGTCACGTTCATACTTAGATGCAAGTTTCTTAAAGAAATAAGCATCATTTCGTTTGTCGAACGATGCTTGACTTGCTCTAGTCTTCCCATTAAATCGGAAGTAATCATAGTCATCTTTAGTGAAGTGAAGTTTAAGCGATAGATACATCTGATAAACTTCAAATCCAGTCATAGTGGCAGGATTCCTCTGGAAGTTTTCTTCATGTAATTCAGGTTCTGAGCCTGGTATTTAATTTTTTCTTTAAGTGGTTTAGAAATTAATTTAGTTACTGTCTCAAATTCAATTTGATGTTCTTCACAATAAGCAACGATAGCTTCAATATAATTTACTAACCCCCCAGAGTCTTTGACAATTTTTTCTATAGTTTCAGAAAACTTAGCAGCAGTTAGAAATTTATCTTCTACTCTATCATGCATTAACCCTACCTCTAGTAAAAGCATCGATATACTCCTTTAATAATGTAAAATAATAATCTAGGTTGTCTTTCACAATCACTTGACAATGACCTTCTTCAGTTGCAATAATAGTGACAATTTTTTTAGGTTGCAATCCAGTGCGTTCAAAAAACATAGCAGCATATGCAGTCTCTTGAACAAAATAATTTTCAATCCATTCTTCTCTCTTTTCTTTGTCCGAGGTTTTGAAATCAATTACAGCAAGCTCGCCATCGAACTCAGCAATACAATCAACACGACCAGCAACGCTAAGATAATCGGAATAAAGAGACCCTTCCAAAACATGAATATTATTAATGCGATTAAGAGAAGGTTTCGCAACTTGAAATAACGTGAAAGGAAGAGGATCAACAGTAGCAGGATCAATAGACTCATTTTTTAAATATGCCTCAACGATACTGTGGAATGCTGTGCCTCTAGTTGTTGCTCTTGTTGTCTTCCTATCCGCTACTTCAGAACCCACACGTTCTCTCCACTCCTTAAAGAATGCTGCTTTCTTAAAGGAAGTGACAGTGGTGATAGACGGATAAAATTTACCACATGGAACAGGATAATATCTGCTTCCATCTCTATCGATAGATTCGATTTGCAATAATGATACTGGGAGATCAACAAAGTTAAACATCAGAAACCTAAATTTAATTTACTAATAATGTAGCTACGAACTAAACCAGAACGGACAATATCATCAATACCAAATTCAACACAACAAAACTCGTCCATGGTTTCTAGAATTTTCATGAAGTCTAGAACTCCGTTCTTTTCATTTTGTTTAACTAGATCTGATTGTGAAACATCACCAGAGAAAACAATTTTAGCATCTTGACCTACACGAGTAATCATGGAATCAAGTTCGTGAAAGTTCAGGTTAGCGAATTCATCTACGATAATTATACAGTTATCAAGAGTAACACCGCGAATATAAGATGTGCTCCAGAATGAAATTGTTTCTTGCGTTCTCAGATTATTATACAACATTTCGAACGCATTGTCATCAGGCATTTCAAACATATACTTTACCATATTCTTGTATGGAATTTGATAAAGTGCTGATTTATCCTCATGATCTCCAGGAAGAAATCCAATTTCTCTAGTAGGAACTAAAGAACGCACAATGTATATTTTATCATATGGAGTATTGGGATTCAATACTTCTTTAAGTGCTAGATAAAGACTAATAAAAGTCTTACCTGTGCCAGCAACTCCATGTAGGACTAGATGTTTATCTTCTTCCCAGCAATCAAATACAAGTTTCTGGGAATCTGTTAACGGTTCTATGGTAAGAAGATGCTCATTGTTAATAGGCTTTTTTCTTCTCATTTGTTTTGCACTCATACCTGCAGGTACTGGAGTATTGTTGTTCCTCTTTTTTACTGGCATATTATTAGGTATATCTGGAAAGGTTTGCACGAGGATGGGCTTTCTGCACCTTACTCATTACCTCTTTGAAACCATCAGACTGTTTAGGTGTACCATAAGTTACTCCACCGATTCCAGCAGACCAGTCTTTATCCCAGTCAGGATTGTCTAGTCTCCACTGGTCATATTCGGCCATGGTCATGTAGATTTCTTTGGTCTCTCCAGTCTTGGAGTTTTTAACGGGATATGTAGGCAAGATGCACCTCCTATTTAGTACGCACGGGTTGTGGGATAAATTCTTTCTTGAGTACAGTACGAATGCGTTGATAGAATTCTAGAATATCATGGTTGTTATTATAAATCAATCCACATTCTTTTGCGGTTTCAATTACTTCTTGGTTGTTCATTTTAATCGATCCTTAAACTAGGTTGTAAACAATCTGCCCAATCGGTGCAACCGCAGTCTCGATTAACACACCATCCAAGTGCCTCAGAGGTGCTAGGAAACTTACAGATAAAATGTTTTTTACATAACTCTGCAATCTCCATATGCTCCTTTTGAGTTCCATTGGCAGAACGCAAATTGATATAATGAATCCATGAACGACATGAGCCACTCATGTAAATTTTGGTTGGTACTGCTAAGGGAAGCACAAAACGTGCTGACTCTTTTGCAACACCTGCAGTGAGCATATCTTCATATAGATCCATGATGTCTGCAAACAAATGTTTGGTACGACGTTCAAAACTTTTCTTGAGTTCAGGATCAAGATCATCAGTAGAATTCTGACGATTCTTTGTATCTTGTTTACGAAGTTCTGGAATCGGAATCTCACCCAGCAATGTTGCATCTGCATATCTTTGAGAGAACTCTTGATATGTGAATGACCTATGACGAAGAATTTGTGCTGCGATACCACGAGTAGTCTCGATCTCAAGAGTCATAAAAGACTGCTCAAAAACAGACCAATGATTATGCTTAATACAATAAGCAAGCAACTTGGCATAGTTTTCGTTGTCTTGATTCGCAGGGTTGCTAACTCTAGCAACATACGCCATTGTTTTTTCTGCATCTGGAGTCACCGAAATTAAACATACTTTAGCCATTAGAATTTTTACCTCTCAATACTCTTGCAACAACTACGACACCAAGTGATTCAACGTATCCTATTTTATCAAGACTAAACATCTTGACCAATGATAAGTTATATGCAAACATGAATAAGAAGGGCAAGATCGCAAGATAAGCAAATGCTGCAGATAGAATCTGATTTGCCTTTTCTAGAGATTCTTGTTTTGCTTGTTCTTCAAGTTGTTGTTTAATCTCTTCAGCACTTTGTTCTGCTTCTTCTTGAGCAGGACCTCTTGGGTCTAGATATACTGTCATTTTATTTGTCATTTGGTTTACAATCAAATACCCACGGAGCACAGAGTCTCATTTCTCCCCCTAGGGATTGACACTCTTTAGTATAGCACACTTTTGTATCAATAGATTTATCTATGAAGATTGGTTTATCAACTCCAGATTCTTTCAATCCAGACTTTTTAACGTAGTCATCTATTGCTCTGTCTACATCTCTTCCGATCCTTCGTTTTAATTTTTCAGGATCTTTAAGTATAAACTCATTAAGAATAGTTTGTGGGAAATACTTTCTTTGAATTTCGTCCACCAAATCCCATATTGCATCTGTTGATACTCCTGTACACTGTGAAAGGCCACCAATCAACGAAGATAAAACTATCCCGATGATTGCATATTCTTTAATACCTGGTTTCTTTTTTCCAAAATTGAAATTGAAATTCATTTCTTTTTCTTATCTTTATTGGGGTCCCATGATTTTGGATTAACTCTACCCTCACTTTGTACAAAAGAAATCAAATCCCCACGATACCTATCCCAATAGAAATCAAAGATTTCTACTTTCTTATCACTTTGTACAAGGTCAAAATGAATTGATCCATCTAATTTATATTTAACAAGATAAGTATTGTATGGTAAAGTTCTGTCTTCTGCAAGAACAGGATCACAATCTTTTGCAAAAATTTTCATATCAGGAACGGCCTCCCCATTTAATTTGGGGAAAAGCTTCTTCAACTACTGCTCTAGTAATTCGATATTTCTTTTGAAGTTGTTTATCCTTTACAAGAACTAGAAGTTCTGCTTCAGATGCATGAAGTCCTTCTAACATCTGAATAAACATTTGCTCACGTTTAAATTGCTTTAAAGTATTATCTCCACCCTTGATGAAGTAATACAGTTTACGTGCTTCCTTCTCAAGAACAGTATGCTCTGTACCTGCAGGTGCTTCATTAGCTCTATAAGGAACTTCTCCCTCTGGTACAAGAGAGATAACAGTGTCATCGTAATTCCAAATTAAAAGACTACGTAGTGCTTGCGTATTATTATCTTGCAGAATTTTGATTTTCTGCTCTTTGGTTTTTGCATTTGATACTTTCTGAAAGATTTCAGAAATCAACATACGATTGCTTGTGGTCATTGACATTTTAAAACTCCTCAATTTTTTCAAGTAATTCAAATAATTTGTTTCTTAGTAAATACTTATGTAAGCGTATCTTGCTAACTGGAACAACGGTGTCGTAAGTATCAACAATTTTTTGTTCGACTCCTACAGGTATGTATGAGAAATCGATGAGTGTCAGATTTCTTTTATAGTATTCCATTTGCTCTTCATTACAAAACTGTTCTGGAGATAAATTACGAATCTTATCTAGGGTTTTAATGGAGAGAGGTTTTTGGCGTTTACCCTCAACAAAAGTATCGTCTGGAGAAAGATAGTTTGGAATACCATCTGACTTATCTCCCTTGAGTACATGGTCAACAATATACTGTTTAGGATTCATACCATTGACGTACTTCTTCATAACAGGATTGTATTGCTG